GTAGGTCCAGTCATGCTTGCAAATCTCATAGCTTTTTCTAAAGCTGTTTCAGGCATTGCAGCAGTACCTGTTTTTGTTTCTAAACTTGTAATCGGTTTTTGTTCTAGTTCAACTTGTTGTCCAGTTGTTTTAGTTTTAACTTCACCTGTTTCTGGATCAACTTCAGTTGTAACTTGACCAGGTGCTTCTCTCATAACTTTTTGAGTTTGTTCACCTAATGTTGTACCACCAACAAGAGTTGTTTTATCTTTTAAACCAGAGTATGCTTCAAACTCACCAGCTGTTACAGCAGGCTTTGTAGCATCAGGTACACCATAGTCAACTACATACTGACCAGTTGTTTTATCTTGTTTAAGTTGTAATACCATCTTCCTTATTTCTTTTATTAGCTTCCTGCAGATTCAGCAGTTGTCGAACTAAACCCAGTTTCCCCTGGCATCGGTACACTGCCTGTTCCGATGTTGCCACCTCCAGCTCCCGATACATCTGTTGCTGAAGCTCCAACAGGAACTTCTCCAGGCGTTGCCATTTGACCTTGTCCTCCAGTAGAGGTTGTATTAGCTTGATTTCCATTTGCCATCCCCATTATGTTTGCATAGATTGCAGCTTTTTCTGGATCATTGATTAGTTGTTCTGGATCAATATCTAAAGCTTTTGCAATTTCTTTTAAGCATGTATGCCATCTAACGAATGGTGCCAGAGCAGGATTAGAAGCTGTTTGCATAAATGTAATTAGTCTTTGTGACCTAACTTCTTTTTGCATTAGTGAAGATGTACCTTCAGCTTTAACTTCTAGATCTCCTTTTACTTCTGGAGCATCATCATTAAACTGCATGTTCCAATGATATAATGCTTCACCTAGGGGTTTCAATAGATAGTCATCAATATTTTTAATAACTGTTTTAATACTTAATGCAGCTGCACCCATTAGCATTGACATACCTGATGCAGTTCTAGTTGTAGATTGAATACCAGTAGCACCATGTGAGTATGATGGTATACCTGTTGATTCATCTGCTAGTTGTCTAAACTTGTCAAACATTTGTAAGTTTTCAATCGCAGTATTAGGAAATTTTAATCCATGTACTGCTTGACCTGTTTGACCACTTTGTCTTCTAAATATTTTACCAGGAAATACTTTCATATCCTGACCAGGTACTAACATCGTTTCATCTACATCAAAAACTAAATTACCTGCTAGTGCCAAATTATCAATAGCCATTCTAGCATGACCATTCATAATTTGTTGTGAGTCTTCCATATTCTCTGCAATACCTACACCAAAGAATTGATAAGGATTAACTTCATATGGACAAACTAAATACGGTATTCTTTTTGGAGTAAATGGATTTTCAACAATTCTTAATACATGATTACCACATATCCATGCATTAACATGTGCAAAGTCCATATCCTCTGCAATATCTAGCCCACACTCTCTTGCAATATCTCCGTCTATAATACCCCAGTACTCTAAAACTTCAAATCTATTTTTATATACACTTGTAACACTTTCTCTATCATATAATGAAGATTCATATCCTCTGACTTGATAGTTAGGTCCTTCCTGTAAGCATGCTTCAATTGCCTCACTATCAAACATAGGTTTATTTTTTAAATCAACTAATTGTTGTTTATTATAACTATGTCTTTGAATAACGTAATCACAATCATCAATGTTAGTTGCATTTGGATCTGGGTAAAAATCCCAACAAGAAACTGCCTCAATACTTGGTACTGATTTTTCTTTTGCAACATAAACATTTACATCTTCAACTCTATCATAACTATGATAAGTTTTAGTATTTGTAAATGGACCTTTAATAATTCCAGTTCCCATTAATGCCATTTCAAAAAATGTGTTACGCATAATGGTTACAGCTTTAGATTCTTCTAATTGATCATGGACTAATTTTTCCATTGCCTCTGCAGCCATTTTAGCTGGTTCAATTTGAGGCTCTCCACGAATAGATGTTCCTTCTTCAAAACCTAAATCTGTAAAGTCTTGAGCTAAATCTCTCATTAAGTCTGAAGCTGTAGCCCCAGCTTTTATTTCTTTACCATCACCAGCGTATCCATAAATATCTTTTACAACATCACTAGCATTATTGATTTCATCTTCTTTTTCTCTAGCTTGTTCATCAGCTTGTAGCATTCTGGCATACTCTGCTGATCCTTCTGGAACAGGTGTAGGTTTAATTCCTAATGGAAATTTACCTTGTGAAAATAAAACTTCAATGATTTGACCAAACGCAGCAAGAACTTTAGTCTTTGTAATTTTTACAAATACTTTAGATTTTTCATTATCACGAAAAGCCATTTCAGGACCATAGAGACCTCTATAGTTCCTATAAGCTTTTAACCATCTTTTCTCATCATATACTTTTGAAGTTTCTGATTCTTGAAACTTATTACGAATATGACCAACAAGATTATTACCGTGATATTGTTCTTGTTGATTGTCGTCAGCCATTATAATATTATTTTAAATTAGTAATCTCTTTCTTCTGCCATTCTAAAGATAGAAGCATCAACACCTGATTTAGATTTACCTTTTGCATCTGTGCCAGAAGCCATATCACCTTGATTAACTTTTTTGTTAGCATCAATTTCTAACTTGTCATTAGGTCTTTTAGCTTCGCTTGCAGAAGATAATTCTCCGTGCATAACTTTTTTCATCATAGTTATTCTCCTTCGATTATTCCGTATTGTTTGTTTTTCTTACCTTGTAGGTTAGAATACTTTTTTTTGAGTTCTGACTTAACATACTCTTTAGATTCTTTTTCTAGTATTTGACTTGTACCCGCATAAACATCTGCAATATAATTTGATTTTAAATTAGCAGGTTTTGGTTTTGGTGCAATATTGTTTTCCATTTTGATATTAAGGTTTAGGAGGATAATAATTATCACCAGATAATAAATCTGTTTCCCCATATTTTTTACCTTTAGGTTTTCCTTTTTTTTCGTTAGCTTGTTTTTTATATTCTTTGTTTAATTTTTGAGCTTTATCATAAGCTGCACCAGCAGCGATAGTCATACCACCACCAAGAGCCCCAATCATTGGAATCCCAAAATCACCTTTACCATAGCCGTATTTGTCTTTCTTACGTTCTTTAGGTGTCTTTTTAAACTTCGGTTCTTTTAAAAGGTCATCCATACTAGTAATCTTTTTCGTCTGCCATGCTGAATAACTCTGCTTGCATGTGCTCTGATCCTGATTTAGAAGGATAATTAATATCCTTTAACGCATTATCAGCTTCACCTTTAACAGGTGCATGTTTACTGAAATCAATATTAACAGTTGGCTGATTAGGTTGTTTACCATCAGCTGCTGTACTTAATTGACCTTGAGTTATTTTAGCATTTGGATTAAATGATTTTTCCATTTATTCATCCTCCTCGTCATCGTTATCTTCATCATCAAAATCTTCCTCATCTTCATCATCTGATGATTCATTTGCTTCACATTGCATATCCCAAATTTTATGACGCAATGTATTTAAATCTTCTTCCATTCTTTCTATAATTTCTTCTAAACCTTCTTCTTTCTTTGGCATGGTGTACTCCTATGTTTTTAATGATTTAACTTTTAAAACATTTTTTTGTGGTATCACTGTAGAAGAACCACCTTGCTTAATCTCTTCGTTGGATTCAAAACTAAAATCAGCCATAAGAATAATCTTTGTCTGATCTTGATGAACCATCCATCCTACGCTACAACATACTGCAGTTTCAGATTTTTGAATATCTACGATGTCATTCCATGATGAGTCAGATACAATATCTTCCCACCATACCATAACTAGTTTGTATGGAAAATTTTTTCTATGCCTTTTTGGAAGTTTTTTTGTTTTTCTTTTTAGCGACATTTTTTAACTTCCCTTTGTTTTCCATAGCATAAAAAACACTGGCACCTTTTTTAGCACCATATTGTTTTTCCATTGCTTTCTTAATCTTTTTTCCTTTTGCTGTAAGTGGCATTAATATCCAAACTTTGTGTCGACAGGGTTAAAATTAATTTCTTGATTTAAATTTCTAAATGCTTTTGCATATCCTGGGTGCATTGGTCGACTCATACATCCATATCGTAAAGCATCGTAAGCATGATCTTCTGCTTTTGTATCTACATCTTCTGGATTGTTTTTATCAATCGGTAGTGTACCTAATGTTCTAATTAAGTTTCTACATGTAGAAAAAATTCTAAGTCCTGGTTCTTTAGTATCAGGATTAACGGCTAATCGTTTATGCACTTCTAGTTTTCCACTGATTCTAGATTTAGGTGATCGATCTGAAGGTCTCCACCTGCATCCATTTTGAATCATGGTCTCTGCTATACTTGGACCAATGTCTCCTCGTTTAGCCCATGTACTTGAATCTAGAACTCCATAAGCAACATATTCACCATGCTCTAGTTCTAAAACTTTTCTAGCAAATAAATCTGCAGTTAGTTTCGTTGGGTAAATTTCTCTATAACACCAAAGATTATTATCATAGTCAATAGCAAACCAGAGGCAACAAGCAGGAGAACTATAACCCCAATCTGCAGCACGAAATCTGTACCAACCTTTAGGTATTTCAAAAGGTTCGACCACGTGAATATCTTTTTTAAATTCTGGAAAAGATGAGTCATCAAATGCATCCCAATCACCATCTAAAAATTGTCTACGCTGAACTTCGGGTAATGATGCTAGCATGATATAATAATCATCCGTTTGCATCAAAGATGGGTTATCTTGAAGTTTAGCTGGAATAAATCTTCTACTTATTTTTCTTACACCTGTAGGCGTATGGATAGATATATCAAATGGCTTATTCGGCTCACTTGGATCTACAAACATTTCTCTAACCCATTGAGATCCTACGTTACCTGGGTTTCCTGTTGCTCGCATGTAAACAGGTATCTCGGGGTCAACAGATCTTAAAGAAGATCTTAAGAAGTTATATATATCAGGAGTAGGATATTGTGGTAACTCGTCTATTCCTATCCATGTGTAAGATTGACCTTGGTAACGTAAAACGTCTGTCATGTTTTCTGCATAACCAAACTCTATTCTTGCACCTGATGGAAATCTCCATTCCTTTTCTTGTTCTCTCCATTTTGCTCCAGGAAATGCCCTTGAATATAATCGTTGAGAATGATTAATTAAATCTCTCAACTCTGGCATTGTCCTCCTTATTAGCAGTGCCCTATGAGAAGCTTTCGTACAATATCTTAAAGGATCAACCAACATGGCGTAGGATTTACCACCACCACGTGCACCACCATAAAAAACTTCTCTTTCTGAAGCTGCAAGAAAATCTGTTTGTGGACCTTTGTTAGGTTTAAAGATTACGTCTTGCGATTTAACATGCTCTTGAACATTATTAGGAACACTATCGATTATGTCTTCAGTAAGTAGCTGTGTTTCTTTTCCGTCTAATGCGTTGTTAACACTCTTAATTTTATTTTTTATATTTTCTGCTGACTTCTTTGCAGAACGTAAAGCTTGTTCAGCTTTAGCAACTTTCTTTCTACTTCGTTCTAGAGCTTGCTTTGCAGAAACTTTAGCTTTCTGCTTTTTCTTCTGTGGTTGCCTCTTCGGTTTCGGAGGTGCTATTAATTCGTTGTCTAAGTCCGACATGTGATATGTATCTTCCTGTCTTACGATGTAACCAGTTCGCTGTTTCTCTTAATGAACAAGTTTTTAAATATTCTTTAGCTTGCCTTAAAGCGTCCAGTTCTTCTCTAACTGGCTCAATATATCCAGCGTCATTTGAATCTCTGTAACCAAACGGTGTAGTCTTTCCACGTTTCTTAATCTTTATCGGTTCCATCTTTTGCAGGTAATATAAAAATTCCATGCATTGCTTTCATATTAATATCAAGTTGATCTTTTTTTACAATGCCTATTCTATCTAATATTTGTTTTGCTGCTTCCATTCTAATGTTAGCATGTGGAGTCGTTCCATCTTCATCTAACATGTCAACCATCTTGGTTGCTGCTTTTGCAGAATGTACAGCTAAATAGTTTTCTGCTCTAGCTGTTATTTCTGATTTTAAATTCCGTAGTACTTTAGGATAACTGTGTTCTGAATACCCAGCTATTTCACCTGCTATCTTTGGATTTCCTTTTGCTTCCCCGAATAATGCGTCTAGAAACTTTTCCTGCATTTCGGTAAGTTCTTTTTTTTGACTCGGAAGAATAGATGAATCCATGTCTAGCATTTACCTCTTTAATGATCTCCCAGAAATCTTTATTCTTGATCTGACTTTTGTGGACCACGTCTTTCATTTAGATATTCTCTTAAACTCTTACTGCCTAAATCTTCTTTCGTTACAGTTGAGTATGATTTTTCATTAAACATAAATGTATCTAATCCTTGAAAACGTGCTTTCTTAAATGCTTTACCAAAGTCTGATATTTCTAATGGACCACTAGAGCTTTTCTCTGTA